TACTTTAAACCCATATGTAATTTTTTTACCCATACTAAAACCTTTCTTTTTTCTTTGGTGGTAAAATCATCACACCACCTGATGCTTCTACTTGAACTTTCTCAGTTTTAATTAAACCTACTCTATCTAATAGTTCTTTGGATGCAGATAGTCTATCTCTAATACCTAACTGTGTAGGGTCATCTACACCACTTACCATAGCTACAGCAGCTTTAGGTGCATTACGACTCATATACATTTGAGTGGCTTCCATTATTTCATCTTTCATAGAAGCTACAACACTAGAAGTAGATGTATGTTCTGAATATCCTGCTAGTAGTTTTGCTTGTACAACATCACCACCTGCTTCATCAAACAATACATTTAAAAACTTCTGTTGTCTTTCTGTTAGTTCTCTACTCAATGTGGTATTCCTTGTGTTATGACTCTGTCTATAAGACGTTGTGCTCTGTTAGTTGTTTGTTTGTACCAACGTGAGTCTTCCATCTGCTCTGCCATTTCTTGATAGTCTTCCATCTCTACTGCAGCAATCATTTTTCTAAATTTGGATAAACGAGGTTTGCCAAGTTGAAATGACATATTAATCAATACGTGTTGTATATCTTCAGGGAGCTTATCAAAAGAATTAAATATAGTTTGGCAGTCTTGTATTGCAACTTGCACATCATTTAAAAACCAATCTTGTACTTGTTGTTCAGGTACAGGATATCCTATAGGTTTACCATAGTAATCTATATCCCATTCTGTAATAAGATGCCCTATGCCTCCAGTCAAATGATTTTCTGAGCAATAGTACAGTTCATACTTTACACCCTCGTCTGCCTCAATTTCTTCTCTTAACGTATTTAAATTCATCGTCTAAGTCCTAACTCCATTTGACCTTTACGTATTTCTTTTACGTGCAAATGCCAAAAATAATTCCCTATCTTACAGGTTATAGCAGAAATCTTCAAAAATGTCAAGGCTTTCCAACTCATTTGCGTTTCAACATCTTAGCTGCTTGTCCTACACCTTTGATACCGAATGACGCAGATATGGCTATATACAATAGGTATTGATACCAATCAGGTAATGTTGCTAGTATTGCAAATCCATCTTTTACATACTCTCTCATGCCCGGAATAAAGACTAGTATAGCAGGAGCTAACAGCACTACTAAAGCGAACTCGTCTTTCCAACTATCCACAGTAGCATCTGCCATCTTGCCTTCCCACTCCACTTGACCTGTTGCGACTTTCTCTGCAACAGTAGCACGAGCTTTTGCCTCTGCAACTTTAGCTTGTCCATCTGCCTTTGTCTTTTCTATTTTGTTTTGAAACCATGTTCCTGCGAGATTTGCTATTGGTCCTATTAGTGCTTGTATCATTTGCTAATTTCTCTTTTATTCTTTCTTGTTTTAACTTTTCTTTTACCCTAGCTGAATCTACGAAATCTTGATGTTTTCTTTGCAATCTTGCTGGGTTGTTTAGAAAATTGTTTACCTCCTCTAGACGCTTTGCGTTTAGCAGCCGAAGAGGCGGCGTATTCAGAGGGCGATAGAGCTTTAATTGCTTTTTCAGGTAAGTAACGCTCACCTGTTGCTTTACTCCCTTGTGTACTAGGTTTACCAGATTTGGTTCGCCATTTTTGTTTTGTCCACGCAACTAGTGACCTCTGAGATTTTTTAAGTGCCATTCGTATGCTTCCTTAATTTCTTCAATAGTTCTTTTACATCCTATACAAATATTATCTTTTAATTTACATACACCTATACAAGGTGTCTCTAAAATCTTCCTACCCATTTACCTACAAACCAAGCCATCAACCCTGCAAAGAATAGTACAGTTATAGCAGCTATTCCATAACCTAAATATTCCATGAGTTCTTCTTTACGCTTTTGCTCCATCTTTTCTTGATAGCGTCTAGACTTTCTAGCCTCTGCTTGAAAAGATTGCCAATCTTGCCAAAGACCCGGTCTGCCTAGATAAATCATCATCTTCTTGAGTTCTTCTTCTTTCTCTCTTATCTGTTCAAGAGCCATGAACTCTTCTAGGTCTGCACCCCCTACACCTTTAGATTTTTTCTTTTTCAGATTCTTCTCTATCTCTTCTTTAGAAAATACAAAATCACTTATATGTTTTGCACACCCACTCAATTCTTTTCCGTTGGACACGAATTGTTTTATGACACTGAAAGCAGCATTAGCTGCGGCTAGTTCTGCTAACATTTTATCTTTTCCTTATGGGTTTACAATATGCAGTTATACGTAAAGTAGGTCCTTCTTCTTGTGGTATGGGTGGCTGTCTATGCAGTCTCTCTGCAAAATATAGGCATCTATCTAAATCTTGGAAGGTTTGTGTTTGGTCTACTACTCTTATTCCCATCATAAACACTAACACAAACTCAATCATACAGGTGCTCCGAACACCTCGTCTTCTTGTTCTTCGTGGCAGTCACAGTTGCAATCTTCGCAGTCACAATCGTAACATTCACAAGTATCACATCTTTTTCTTTTTTCGTTCATTTGCTTTCTTTAAACTTTCTTTTGCTTTTTTAAATATTGCTACAACTTCAGTCTTGCCCATTACTTTAGCTCTCTGCTCACCGACTGTAAGTATCTGTATCTTTCTCGCATAAGGTTTATTGACCTTTTTAACTTTTGCAACTGTGGCTCTTGCATCTGCAGGTGTGGCGAACTTGATGCTAACTGTGTCTTTAGGGTTCTCATCTGTGTATAAACGTCTGCCTGAACCTTTTGGTTTTTTACCTGTACCAACTTTAGGGTCTCTTTTCTTTGCCATTAGTTTCTATATCCACCACCTGCTTTTTTATAAGCAGCGGCTAACATCTGTGCCTTTCTAGCTGACCATTGACCCGGTGCTCCACCTTTACCACCTGCTTTAATTCTATTAAATATTCTTTTACGTAATTCAGGTTTAGTATAGTTACCTGCTTTATTAACAGTGCTTTTACTTTTACGTTTCTTTTTTACTGAACCACCTTTTTTTAAATCTATAGCTGATAAAGCTCTTGCCTGTCCTGCATGAGCCTTACTAGCTTTCTTTAGTTTTCCTGCGACTTTTTTTATTGTTGCTTTTGCTTTTTCTGTCACTGTTGTCCTCGTATAGATTATTAAATGTTGTGAAAGGGTCTAGATACGACTCATGTGCTTCTGCTGAGTGTGTCCACTGAGAGGGTGTAAAATCAGGAGCACCTTCACCTGTAACCCATAATGCAGGACTTGTTGCTCTGACTCTGTTATTTGGTAATGCAACTATATTGCCTGTCCACTTTCCTGCATCTAACAAATACATTACGTGTGATTGTTTATGCTGTGCAGGGTCATCTGCTATATCACTTTCAGTATAGTCTACTGTAAACATATATTTAGCAGTATGAAACTGATTATCTATTTTACATAGCCACGGAGAAGAACTAACTCTATCCATAACTGTTACTGCATGATGTCTTGATTCGCAATCCCAAGGTTGACACAAATGGTCTTCCATTGGTTCTGCCCATTCATCTACAGGTATATCTGCGACTAATGCTTGTATTGGCATTCTTGCCCACATTGCACCACCATGCACATTCTCATCCTCTGTGCATCCTGTAAAGACTACCTGAAAACTTAATGACCTGTCAGGTATGGTGTTAACTGCAAACGCTATTGCATGAAGGAATTCACCATGATAGTTTTGATGATTACAAGTGAACTCTCTTCGCACCCAACACTTAAAGTGAGGGATGTTACTTATGAGATAGGACATTACTTACGTCTAGCAGCTCCACCTCTAGCGTAACCTTTGGTCTTTTTCATTCCACCTTTTGCCATGTATTTTGTCTTTTTCATTCCACCTTTTGCCATGTATTTAGTTTTCTTTTTCATAGACATACCTCCTTTGTTAGCTGCCATTTTCTTAGTAGCTGTTTTCTTTTTACCTGAAAGTGCAGATGGTTTAGGCATTACTTTAACAAATAAATCTCTAATTGCTTTTTCTTTTTCTTCGCCTTTTAAACCTTTTGTCGCATCTTTAATAATTCTTTTCATTATTGCAGAGTCGGACATACCTTTAGTTGCATCCATACTAGCCATTATTTTTTTCCTTTCTTTTTCATATCAAGAGCAATAATGACCATGCCACCTTTACGATAGTCCATCTTACTCATTCTTGGTTTCTTACCCATTCCACCACCATACATATATCCCATTTGATTACGTACTTTAGTAGGTAGTTTCTTTAAGCCTGTTTGATTAGCAGTTGGCATCTTTAATCCCATACCACCTTGAGCTTTACCTTCAGGTAACATTGCTATTTGTTTTTTACCTTTTATTTTTTTAGCCATATCATTTAATTTTCTAATCATTAACATAGCTGTTTCACTTTTCTTATCTTTTATTTTATTATAAGCAGTTAGTGTCTTATCGTATTCTTTTTCTAAACCTGATTGTTGTTTTTTATATTGTTGAGCTTGAACAATAG